CTAATCGAAACTGAACAAGATTTACTCCAAACATTCGGAGAACCAAGTTCGCAGGACGGCCAGTTTGAATACTGGATGACCGCCTCGTCTTATCTCTCCTATGGTGGAGTACTAAGAGTAATTAGAACTAATCACAAGGAGTTGTCAAACGCAAATGCTGTAGAAGCTTCTGTTGGCATTGCACTGACAAACCTATCGATTACTTCTTCTGAAGATTACTACAACAATCACACAACAGATTCCGATTGGAACTTTGCTGCCAGAAACCCTGGCACATGGGCCAATGGACTTAAGATCTGCACTATTGACGCACAGGCAGATCAGAGACTTGCAATTGGAACATTCGGTCTAAACGTCGGTTATGCAATCACTGCTGGTTTCTCCACCAGTGTTGCCATGAACGATGGAACAGTTGGAATCGAAACAGGATACATCAAGGGTGTTATCACCAATGTTGGTAGTGGATTTGTTGATGTAAAACTTACAGACAAGTATAGTATCAGTAATGATAAGTGGTCGAAACTTGACTATGAAGAGGGTTCTTCAACCAATGCCTTCTTAGGATATGATGAAGGTCTGTTCGATAATACAGGTGGCCACACTGGTGGTACTCCTGGAAACCATGCTAACCGTTATAGAATCTATGATGGTAGTGGTTCTGAACTACAAGTAGAAAGAACTCGTTTCACCGTAACTAGTGTTGGTATTGGTTCTACCTTAATCCCAATGGGAACTGACCTAGACAGTGAAAAGATTTGGTACGGTGATCAAATTAGATCTCTCAACGGAACATACGTTGGTAATGCAATCGGTTTCACAACCGCAGTCGATAACATTGTTATGGACACTGCTTCCACCGTTGCGTTTGCTAACACAACATTCATTGTCATGTCGGGTATTGGTTCTGGCCTAACAGCTAGAAAGGGCAATACCGCAACTGACTGGTACAATCATCAAACTCTGGGACTAGATAACTCCACAATCTACTGGAAGAATCTGGCTTCTAGACCAGGAACTTCACAGTATGCTAGAGATAGAAACTCTAGACACGATGAAATTCATATCGCTGTTGTAGATGACACTGGTTCTGTAACTGGAACTGCTGGTAACTTGGTTGAGAAGTGGACTAACCTTTCTAAGGCCGCTGACGCTAAGATGTCTCCTGCAACTGACATCAACTACAAGAACTACGTATCCAACTTCTCCGACTACTTCTATGTCGGTGCTGCACAAACAGGTGTTGGACTTAAGTTCTCTACTCCTTCTGGATATTCAGTTGATGCTACTGGTACTTGGGGTAAGAATGCTCAGGGAATCACCTTCAACGGTGCTGGTCCTAAGGTCATGTCTCTTGAATCTGCTCGCGACTACGGTGCAGATGCAGGAAGAATGGAGACAACACTTGCTGACATCATTAGTTCTTACACAGTATTCGACAATCCTGCTGAGTACACTGTTAACTATCTACTGCAAGGACCTTCTGGTGGTGCTTCCATCTATGAATCTCAGGCAAAGGCAAACAAACTAATCGCTATCGCAAACACCCGTAAGGACTGTATTGCTTGCATCTCTCCTTATAGAGCAGGAGTTGTTGGACTAACGAATTCTGATACTCAGACTTCTAACATTATTAACTTCTATGATAGTCTCGCCTCTTCTTCTTATGCAGTATTTGACTCTGGTTATAAGTATACCTTCGATAGATTCAATAATACCTTCAGATATATTCCTCTGAATGGTGACGTTGGTGGACTGATGGCTAGGACATCTATCAATTCCTTCCCATGGTTCTCACCTGCTGGATCACAAAGAGGTGTGATCAACAATGCAATCAAACTTGCATACAATCCTTCTCAGGCACAAAGAGATCTACTCTATCCTAAGAGAATTAACCCTGTTATTTTCTCTGCTGGAGCTGGAATGGTTCTATATGGTGATAAGACCGCACTTAGAGAATCTTCTGCTTTCGATAGAATCAACGTTCGTCGTTTGTTCCTCACTATTGAGTCAACAATCGAGAGAGCTGCAAGAGCTCAACTGTTTGAGTTTAACGATGTTCTAACAAGGACTAACTTCCTGAACATTGTTGAACCATATCTTCGCGATGTTAAGGCTAAGAGAGGTATTACTGATTTTGTAGTTATCTGTGATGAGTCTAACAACACTCCAAGCGTTGTTGATTCTAATCAATTCAAGGCTGACATCTTCGTCAAACCTGCAAGATCTATTAACTTCATCGGTCTAACCTTTGTTGCAACTAGGACTGGCATCAGTTTTGATGAAGTCATTGGTGCTGCTTGATTTCAATAAATACTTAACGTAGGAGTTAATGCAAAATGGCTAGTAAATCATTCAATCCGCCAAAAATTAAGGATCGCACCATTGAGGACTTCAAAGCAAAACTCATTGGTGGCGCTGCTAGACCCAATCTATTTGAGGTAGAACTCGCTTTCCCAAGTTTCGTCACTATTGGTAGTGCGGAACTTGAGAGATCTAGATTCATGGTCAAGGCAGCTGCTCTGCCTGCCTCCAACATCAACGTCATCGACGTTCCTTTCAGAGGTAGAAATCTTAAGATTGCTGGTGACAGAACGTTCGATGTTTGGACAATCACTGTTATCAATGACATTTCATTCAACCTGAGAAATGCTTTCGAGCAATGGATGAACGGAATCAATAAGCATGACAATGCTACTGGTTTCATCAACCCATCTCAGTATCAGAAAGATGCTTTCGTTTATCAACTGGGTAGAAACACAGAGAGTTCTACCAAAGGTTTCAACCAAGATGTTAAGAGTGGACTTCCTAAGCCAGGTGACAATGTTCCTGTACTTAAGAAGTATGTCTTCCACGGCATCTTCCCAACAAACGTAAGTGCCATCGAACTTTCTTACGATTCTTCAGATACAATTGAAGAGTTCACCGTAGATCTACAGGTTCAGTGGTGGGATGCTTATGATGATAAGAACGAAAATCTCTTCGATACAGACGAGGAGCCAATCGAGACTCCAGATTCTCAAGGATCTTGATCTCTCATAAATAACTGGGAATAGCCCAGTTATTGATAGAATGGCTAAATTATTTGGTTTTAAAATACAGAAAGACGACTCCTCCACAAAAGGGGTCGTCTCTCCTGTACCTAGGTCCGACGAGGATTCGTCGGATTATTATGTATCTAGTGGCTTTTATGGGCAGTATGTAGACATCGATGGTGTTTACAAATCTGAATACGATCTGATCAAAAGATATCGTGAAATGGCATTACACCCAGAGGTGGATAATGCTATTGAGGATATTATTAACGAAGCAATTGTTTCGGATCAGAATGATTCTCCCGTTCAGATTGATCTAGAAAATCTGCCTGGGTCTGATAAGTTGAAAGAACTTATTAGAGAAGAATTCAAAGCGGTTAAAGAACTCATGAACTTCGATAAGAAGTGTCATGAGATTTTGCGTAATTGGTATGTTGATGGCCGCATCTTTTATCATAAAGTAATCGACATCAATAATCCTTCCGATGGTCTACAAGAGGTCAGATATATTGACCCAATGAAGATCAAGTATGTCAGGAAAATGAAGGAAGATAAAACCCTTCAAGGAACTGTCAACAGAATTCAAAATAGTGAACGTCCAGAACTCACAGAAAATCCACAGATTGAAGAGTACTACGTTTACGAACCAGGAAACTCCCAGAAGAAAAATACTATTGGTGCCATCGGTCAACCATTTGGTAAGTCTGGTGGAAAACCAGTAAAGATTGCAAAGGATTCCATCACATTCTGCCACTCTGGTTTGGTTGATAGAAATAAGCAAACGATTCTTTCGTACCTGCATAAGTCTATCAAAGCACTCAATCAACTTCGCATGATTGAAGATAGTCTGGTTATCTATAGACTATCGCGTGCTCCAGAACGTCGTATTTTCTATATTGACGTTGGTAATCTTCCCAAAGTAAAAGCGGAACAATACCTCAAAGAGGTTATGAGCCGTTATCGTAACAAGTTAGTTTACGATGCTGGTACTGGTGAGATTCGTGACGATAGAAAACACATGAGTATGCTAGAGGATTTCTGGCTTCCTCGTCGTGAAGGTGGTCGTGGTACTGAAATTACTACTCTACCTGGCGGTCAAAATCTAGGCGAACTTTCTGATATTGAATACTTCCAGAAAAAACTTTATAGATCTCTGGGTGTTCCAGAATCTCGTATTGCTGGATCTGGAGAGGGATTCAATCTAGGTCGTTCTTCCGAAATCCTAAGGGATGAAATCAAGTTCACCAAATTTGTTGGTAGAATGAGAAAGAGATTTTCTGGCGTTTTCAACGATATGTTGAAGACTCAGTTAATCCTCAAAAACATTGTCACTCCAGATGATTGGGAGATCTTAGAAGATCATATTCAATATGATTTTGTATATGATAATCATTTTGCAGAACTCAAAGATACTGAACTACTGAATGAAAGACTGGCAGTTGTTGCTGCTGTTGATCCATATGTAGGTAAGTACTTCTCATTAGATTATGTAAGAAGACATATTCTAAAACAGAAAGATGAGGAGATCATTGAGATCGACAAACAAATGGATAAGGAGATTAAAGATGGCAAAATTATGGACCCAATGGAAATGCAATCTCTTGAGATGGGTATCCACCCTGATCAACAACCTGGAGGAGCTCTTAACCCTGAAATGCCTATGGAACCAGGAGCTCAAGGTGGTGCCCCTGCGGGTGGTGAACAACCCAAAGGCGGAGAGATATAAATAATTTCAGTCCTAGTACTATATTAACCTGTTATGGATGACTTAATTGATGCGATTGTTAGTAATGAATCTCCAACGGATATTCATGCTAAGATCAAAGATATTCTTTATGCTAAGAGTGCAGAGAATATCAATTCCGTTCGTCCAGCTGTGACTGCATCTATGTTTGGAGGACCAAATCCCTATCTAGATGACGAATCTGCTGAGACCGAAACTGATGAAACAGCTCCAGAAGCTGAGTCAGAAGTTGAAGTTGGAGATGAAACGGACGTTGAAACTACTGCCGAAACGGAAGTAGCTCCTAGTGATGAGGAAGAAGTAGAACCCGCTGTTGCCTAATTAAAATGAAACTCATTACAGAAGAAATCGAACAGTGTAAAGTTCTTGTCGAAGAAAAGGACGGCAAGAAGAACATGTTCATTGAAGGCATTTTCCTTCAAGGAAACCTAAAGAACAGAAATGGACGTATGTATCCAGTCGAAATTCTCGAAAGAGAAGTCGGCAGATATACAGAGTCTTTTGTATCTAAAGGTCGTGCATTAGGTGAACTTGGCCATCCCGATGGTCCAACTGTCAATCTGGATAGAGTTTCACATAAAATTGTTGACCTCCATAAAGAGGGAACCAATTTTGTTGGTAAGGCAAAGCTTTTAGAAACACCAATGGGTATCATTGCCAAGTCGTTAATCGATGAGGGTGTTACTCTTGGAGTATCTTCTAGAGGTATGGGAAGTCTTCGTACTACAAACGAAGGATATAAAGTTGTTGGTGAGGACTTCATGCTCGCCACTGCTGCGGACATCGTAGCAGATCCTTCCGCCCCTGACGCTTTTGTCAATGGCATCATGGAAGGAGTCGAATGGGTTTGGGACGCTGGAATTCTCAAGGCTAAAAACACCGTAGCAATGCAGGAAGAAACATCCGAACCTGCTGTGGCTGTTATGGAACCTGAGGAGAAAGTGGCCGAAGTCATCGAACAGACTCAAGAAACTATAAATAAGTTTGTTGATCAAAAACAATTAGATGAGAAGAAGTTGGAAATCTTCCAAAACTTCTTATCAAATCTATAATTTATAAATAAGTATAGATTTTCAATATCTACAACGATTAGACGGAGAGTTCAAATGTCTCGTGGAGATTTACAAGAAATGGAAGTAGGCACAAAGCAATCCAAGACCGCTGTTAATAGTGGTGCAAAGGCTGGTGATCCCATGCCTTCCACTCCTGATTACGTCAAGAGTAGTCAGGCTGTTGAAGATCTGGGTGGTCCTACCCCTCAGAACTCTAAGCCTGATGACGATTCTAACAAACTTAAGACGCCAACTGGTACGATTAAGCAAGTTAAGGATGTAGTCAACAAAGGAGCTGGTAAGGCTGACGCGATGCCCGCTGCTAAAAAAGGTGCTATGTCTTACGAAGAAACCGAAAGCAAGGAAGAGGAGGTCATCTCCGAAGAACCTGCTGCCGAAGAAACGAAAGTAGACATCAACGCTGCTATCGAAGAGGATGTAAATGCTCTTCTGAGTGGTGAAGATCTCTCCGAGGAGTTCAAAGAAAAGGCTAAGACCATCTTTGAAGCTTCGATCAACGCTAAAATCAAAGATATTGAAGGATCACTACAAGAGGCATACGCTACCAAACTTTCCGAAGAAGTCGAAGAAATCAAAATCGGCCTCACAGAAAGAATGGATGCCTACCTAGAGTATGTCGCTGAGGAATGGTTAGAGGAAAATGCACTCGCTGTTGAGCGTGGCATTAAAACCGAAATGACCGAAAGTTTCCTTGACGGCATGAAGAAGCTTTTTGAAGAACATTATGTATCCCTCCCTGAAGATAGATATGATGTACTTGAGAGTATGGTAGACAAGCTTGATGAAATGGAGACAAAACTCAATGAGCAGATTGAGAGGAATGTTGGTCTTAATGCAAGACTAAACGAAACTACTGCTCAAACCATCCTAAACAATGTTGCTGAAGGACTTGCAGTTTCTCAGAAAGATAAACTGGCAAATCTTGCAGAAGGTGTTGAGTTTGAAAGTGAAGAAGCATACCGTGAAAAACTAGAAACACTAAAAGAGTCGTACTTCAATGGCGGCAAAGTTTCCAGTTCTTCGGATGAGACAGTACAACTGAAAGAGGAAGCAGAACACGTAGAACCTGCATCAGGATCTATGGCAACCTACCTACAGGCGCTGTCTTCTGTTCACAGAAAGTGATTGGCTATTTTTAAGTAAAACCTTCCAGAAAAATGCAACAAAACATTAACTATAACGCACTCACCGAAAAGTGGGCGCCTTTACTCGACTTCGATGGAGTCGATCCAATTAAAGACCAACATAGAAGAAACGTAACAGCTGTACTTCTAGAGAACCAAGAGCAAATGCTCCGCGAGAACCAAGAATTCCTTGGTGAAGCTTCCCCAACCAACTCTGCTGGTACTGGTGGATTCAGTGGTTCTGCTGCTGATGCAGGTCCTGTTGCTGGTTTCGATCCAGTCTTGATCTCCTTGATCCGCCGTGCAATGCCTAACTTGGTCGCATATGACCTTGCTGGTGTTCAACCAATGAGCGGACCTACTGGACTCATCTTCGCGATGCGTTCCCGTTACACCAACCAGAGTGGTACTGAAGCTCTATTCGACGAGCCAGATACTGCATTCTCTGGTCAGAACAGTTCTGAGAACCTAACCAACGGCATGACTGATGCCGCTGCTGGTTTCGGTACTACCTCTCAGTCTGGTTCTAACCCTTCGATCCTCAACCCTGTTGGATCTGCAACCACATCTGCTTATGATGTTGGTCAGGGTATGACCACTGGTGACGCAGAAGCTCTCGGAGACGCTGCTGCTAATGCTTTCCAAGAGATGGCATTCAGCATCGAGAAAGTTACTGTGACTGCGAAGTCCAGAGCTCTGAAAGCTGAGTACTCCTTAGAACTTGCACAAGACCTCAAGGCAATCCACGGACTAAACGCTGAGGCTGAACTCGCAAACATTCTCTCTACTGAGATTCTTGCTGAGATCAACCGCGAAGTTATCCGTACAATCTATAAGATTGCTGAACAGGGTGCAACAATCAACACTGCCACACCTGGCACATTCGACCTCGACGTTGACTCCAACGGTCGTTGGTCTGTTGAGAAGTTCAAAGGACTTCTGTTCCAGATCGAAAGAGATGCTAACCAGATTGCACAAAGAACTCGTAGAGGGAAGGGCAACGTTGTCCTATGCTCTGCTGACGTTGCTTCTGCTCTCACCATGGCAGGAATCCTAGACTATACTCCTGCTCTGAACGCCAACCTCAACGTTGACGACACTGGTAACACCTTCGCTGGTACTCTTGCTGGTAAGTACAAGGTCTACATTGACCCATTTGCTGCCAACAACGATGCTAACCAGTACTACGTTGTCGGTTATAAGGGTACTAATCCTTATGACGCTGGTATGTTCTACTGCCCATACGTTCCTCTTCAGATGGTTCGTGCCGTTGGTCAGGACACCTTCCAGCCTAAGATCGGCTTCAAGACTCGTTATGGAATCGTTGCTAACCCATTCGCTGAGGGTAACGTTTCCAACCAGGGTCTCGGAAGACTTCTTGCTAACGCCAACCGTTACTACAGAAGAGTCAAGGTTCAAAACCTCATGTGATTCGTTTCACAACTTCATTCAAGACTCCCTTCGGGGGGTCTTTTTTTTAGCTTTTCCTAAATAGGAGTGCCTTTATAAACAGTATCATGACAAAATGGTTTGTTGCTGGACTGGGGGCAGTCTTGGGAATAGGTCACGTCGCTATGATTGGACTACTTGTTAACAAGTCAAATTTCCCAGCCGTAAATTTACCTGTAGGAGACTACACATCCTATCATGTAGAAGCAGATAAAGATGGTTATAGTATTCAATATAATGCTAATGACCCTAAAGTAATGTCTCAAACTAGGAGTATTGATAAACCTGCTGGGTTTCTCGGTCTCCGTAGAGCTACAATTGACACCCACGAAGAATACACCATGGATGGAGCCAAGCATCTCGGTGGTCACGAA